GTCCAGCATGCAAGCAATGTTTTCAGCACTACCATGCAGGAATTCATTAATTGATCGAACCACTACTGATGTGTTCGGTCCGGAAACGTCATCGGCGATAAGAGATAAGCTGTATGACGTGGTCGTACAAAAACCACGTATTCACACAGGTAATCCTCATGGAGAGGCCGCCGGCATGAGAGCAGCCGCGGACTCAGCCTTACACGAGGCTTCAGATCGTATCGGTCTGGAAGTCTATTCTCTATCAAAATCTACCAAAGACACACGCAATGGCGTCACAGGTAGTCGTCAGCATCACATCACCAAAGATCTGACGAGCTTCACACAAGAAGAACTTGTTCCACCCGAATCCAATATGGTCAAAATGATCGACGTCTTCAACCATCTCTCCGAAGACGAGATCGGGAGAATCTTGCTTAACAAGAACGTTATTGGGGCCTATACTTGGGACCTTGATGAACCTGCATGCCGTAGCGCTGAGGTGGCAGTCAGCTATAGCCCTCCCACCCGTGAGTGGCAATTCCAAGCTCCTGCTGCTAAGTTCAAGCATGCCGTGTGGAATGTCAACGAAGATCAGATTTCTTACCGCACCACGCGGCCTTATACTGATTATCTGGCATTACTCGTACCGTGCTTTTTCATGTTCATCTACCACTTGTACTGCGTTTATGAGATTTTTTATCCCGTCAACTGGTTTGTTCCAGTCCGGGACCCCGTATTCTCATTCTACCCTAAGTTACAGTGGATCGTAAACCTCTTTTCAGATTCAACCAAAGTTGAAGCCTGTGCGTCCAGTTTCCACATTCCAAGAATCAATCTCAACAACGCTTTTCAGTGCCCGAAATTGATGAGTGAGTGGAACCTTGAATGCGGCCTCGGCTTCTTCTGGCAAGAGATATACACCCCAGAATATCCTTGTCTTCGCAAACTCGTCGTGCCGTGGCGACTTTTTGGCCCCATATCAGTCTATCTTTTCCTCGTGATAGTCATGGCCATAAGTCTTTGCCTCTTCCTGCACCTCTGCGATGAAATAGTTCTGACCAGAACATACAAGATTCCTCTTCAAGACAAGCGTTGTCTTCTCTTCATCATCCCCGTTGTCAGAACCAATGTTTTCCTTTTCACCATTCTCAAACTCTTCGGAAATTTTACCCACACTCCCCCAGCCCGCCTTGAACCCGAGGTTGTCGAAGCGGAAAAAGGGGTGAAGATAATGGCGATCAGATCACATGGAACAGATGACTCAGTCCTAAGTCTTTCAACTGTTGGCTCACACCGGTCCACTTACTACTCGTCACAAGTCGTGGCAATCAGTTTGGACCTAATGTCAAAAGCCACTAACGTTAGCGCTGGGACTGTCTTAGCGAGCCTCCGGTCGGTCAAAGGATCACAAGAGAGTGATTTTAAGGACCAGCACACTCCTGCAGAATTGTCCAAATTGCTCGCGTTCCTCGGAGACAAAGATGAAGACAACCGTTCCGTCGTCAGAACCCATGATGAGAACAATGTTTTGATGTCACAGGTCAACAAGTTCAAACATGTCTACAGACAACCCGTCCATTATACCGTCAAACCAACGATCCGCGACGAATTCAAAACGCACATGCTCCATTGGACAGGCCCCGCAACGCCTGGAGCTGGTGCGGTTGCCCACATCAATCGAAGTAACACAGAAGAATTCATCTCCAAACGAGTCATCGAGATACGGAATCCACCAATTGATGCTAGCCCATACCATATCAACATGATGAGGGCTTTTGCTGATCAGTTCCGGAATGCCGTAGGCGTGACAGACATTCGAGAATGCGGTGGAATAGACGGAGTCATCAAAAACCAAAACCGTCCAAGTCAGAGGATCAAGGTCAATTTCGCCCTCAATGAGGCAGGACCCCACGAACCCGACTACGGATGGCATGGACCACCTGACGCTACCTCCTTTCAGAAAGTCGAGATGTACCCTGCCCGCGCCCACCCGGAAGAGCATGGGAACATCCTCAACTTACCTGACCTCGAGACCAAATTCAAGGCACCCCGAGGAATCACACCCATTGATGGCCGTAGTAGGCCCTTCACAAGCATGATCGCTTCAGCCCTAGCCAATGCGGCTAAGAAAACGAAGTGGTACACGTTTGGGAAGTCACCCGTCGAGGTTTCAGAACGAGTTGCTGAAATTGCGGAAGAATGCAAAATGAATGGAGAAGGAATAGCAGAAGGAGATTTCGCTAAAATGGATGGAACCGTGTCATCGTTGATACGGTTGCTCGACATAATTGTGATGAAAGCCCTTTTCGCCAAAGAAAACATGCCAGAAATTCTTCACTGGTATGACACCGTCTACCTCAACATCGTCAAAGGCAAGTTCGGAATGACTTATGAACAATTCTGCGCCCAAGCCTCTGGCGACTCTTTCACTTCAATTCTCAACACGATAAGATCCGCTTTCTTGGCCTTCTGTGTCTACTGTGCTGCCGGAATGGATCCAAAGACTGCCTGGGAGAAACTAGGCATCTTTGGAGGCGATGATAGCCTAACTCCCAACACAGGAAGTGTTGTTCCAAATGAGCCCTCAAGCATGCTGTGGACTCGAACCGCTAAGTCATTCGGGTTCAACCTCACTCTTGATGAGAAAAAAGAAGGTGAGAAAGTCACTTTCCTTTCAAGAGTGTACGGTCCTGGAGTTTGGTATGGTTCTCGAAGCAACTGTGCCAACATCGCACGCACTCTGCGCCAATTCCCATGCACTGCCAAGTTCGGAGCTTTCACAGCGAGTCAGATAGGACGTCTTAAGGCCATGTCTCTCCTTGAGACTGACCCGGACACTCCTATCATCAGCTCATGGGCCAAGAAAATCATCGACGGGACCAATCACGTGAGCGATGTTTCAGTCATCGCACTCGCGGACAAACACAACGCACATTCTTGGAGCCATAAGTGGAGAAGCTCGTTCACCGATAAAGAGTCTTACTCAGGCCCCTATGAGGATTGGATGCTCGACTACGCTCAATCATTGTATGGCCACGACCATGTTCAAGCTTTTGAAAGCTGGGCCCAAGACCCAACTCGGCACTGGCAAGATACTTACGTTCTTGAGAAAAGAGATGTTCTTCCAAACGAGACTGTAGGAGTCGTGGATTCCAAGGGCGACTACCACGCCCCCACGTCTCCGTGCATTAGACAGACCCAGCCGTTCAAGGAAAGCAAAGAATTGCTGGAAGACAATGTCAAACTGCAGAACCTCATCTTCTCCGACGACGTCAAGAAGATCATCGAGGAATCAACAGGCCTAAGAGCGTTCTTTGGAGCACCAAGACCAAAAGTGAAAGGAAAAGGAGTGAAGGAAGATGGCCAGGCAGAAAAGAAGCAATCGCTCACGCCAAATGTGAGGACGTCCAATGAGACGATGGCGCAAATCCTCGAGAAAATTGAGGACAAGAAGAAAGAAATCAAACAGATCATCATAATCGGGGCCGGGGAACATCGGTCCGAAACCAAGAAATTCATCTCTACCTACACAGGAGTTCCTGTGTCCA